ATTCAGAAGCTATTGAGAAAACATCAGTTTAAATACTTCCTTAAAACCGACTTTAAAAAGTTTTTCCCAAGTATTGATTTATCTGTTTTAAAGGCAATGATTGAAAAGAAAATTCATTGCTCAAAAACAAAAGGGTTGATATACTCTATTGTTGGAGAAGAAGGCAAAGGGATTCCAATTGGCAGTTTAACGAGCCAGCTTTTTGCTAATGTGTATGGGAATATTATCGACTACCACATGCAGCACGCATTGAAACAAAAATACTGGGCAAGATACATGGATGACATTGTTGTGTTGGGCAACAGTATTTCTGAATTAAAAGTGTTATTTGATGAAATAAAGTCGTTTGCTAAAAATGTATTACTTTTAGACATAAGTAGATGGCAGATAAGTCCTGTATCAAAAGGGGTAAACTTTTTGGGATACAGGATATGGCAGAAGTATAAATTAATAAGAAAATCGTCTGTTTTGAGGGCAAAAAGAAAGATAAGGTATTATTTAAAGAACAACAAGATTGAAGAGTTAAACAGGTTTATTGCCTCTTGGAAGGGGCATATCTCTTGGGCAAACTCACACAACCTTCAAAACTATTTAAATCAAAACTTTAATTTACAGTATACATGAAAACAATCATCAATACAAGAGAAGATTTGGATGCCATCATTGGCACTCCCGAATACCCAGAGTTTATGAATGCCCTAAAAGGGAGCATGACACGCAAAGAAAATCACGCTGTATATCCTGAAGGCTATGGACAACCTGATTACGAAGGTGAAGAAGTAGAACCAATATGGGTAGATGTCGAAGATTTGAGTACTATCACAAGGTTTGGATTTACAAAGGAGGACTTTGAATTAATATAGTTCGATTAAGCACATTTAACACGTTAGTGTATGATATTTAGTTCAGATGTATACAGCAAAGGTGGATACCCGATGCCTGACAGGGACTCTAAAAGGATTCGCTCAAAGGAGAAGGATTCTTCGGAGTACAACCTAGCGATGGCAAGAGCAGTTTACGCTGCTTTTTGTGGAGGGAGGACTTTCGGTGGATACGACCTGTACAATCAAATTGATTTACTTAGGTCTTATGCTTACGGAAATCAAGACCAAGAGAAGTACAAAGATGCTTTCTACGGGAAGAGCAAAGACGGTGTTATTTCTCCATTGGGGAAAGACGAGGACAAATCTCTGAAGAGAAAGGCGTTTGCAAGTTTGAATTTCGACATTATGTCCCCAATGCCGAGGGTGATAGATGCGCTAATTGCGAGGATATCAAAAGCCACGGACATGGTGAGTATAGATGCTGTAGACCAATACAGCACAGACTTAAAAGAGGACATGAAGTGGGGTGCTTATGTTGAAGGCAAGTTTAAAGACCTATTTAGAACTCTTAACGCAATAGGAGGTCTACCCTCAGAAGAGCCGGGATACGTTCCCCGAAATGTAGAAGAGCTTAATCTCTATGAAGCCGAAGGGGGATTCCGTCAGGCTTACGTTGAGACCATGGAGGAGTTGGTTAAGTACACCTTTGACACTATTGGTCGATGGGAGGAGAACATACAAGACAGGGTAATCTTTGACCTCATTGTTAACGGCTTTGCTTGTGTAGAGGATGTTTGTGACGAGTTCACAGGAGAGGTGAGACCAGAATACCGGGACGCTAAGTTCTGCGGAGTTCAGTACACTAGACAGGACGGTTACCACAAGCCTGACTACGGATTTGCGGTATCGATGGTTAAGATGTCAGACTTGAGGCAAAAGGGTTTCTCGGAAGAACAACTGAAGGGTTTGGCTAAGAAGTTTGCAGACCAATACGGGAACCCTGCTGCTGATGACTGGTCTGATGCCAACAAAGTAGGGTCTTTGTATTCTAGGGGATATGACGACTTCCTAGCTCCTGTCCTCAAGGTGTATTGGATTGATGTGGACCATGTAAAGGAAATTGAGTACACCAACAAATACGGAGCTAAAAGGACCTACTCTTATGAAGAGGGCAAGAGCCTTGGAAAGAGGGAGAAGATGTTGGAGACTAGGATTAAGTTTTTGCGTCAAGCCTCTTGGGTGATAGACACAGAGCTTATCTACGACTTCGGAAAAGTTAAGAACCAAGCAAGAGACGGAATGGCTCACCCAGTTATTCCGATACACATGGTTAAGGTTTTAGGAAGACCTGTTCTACCTAGGCTTATCCCTGCCCTAGACTTGTATCAGAATTCGTGGATGAAGTTTCAGCAAGGCATAAGGATGGCTACCCTCAATGGGTTCAGTATTGAGATGGGGGCAATCTCCAATCTTTCGCTAGGAAACAAGAAACTAAACCCCACTGACGTTATCAAGATGTGGAGGGAGACTGGTATTTTGTTTAGAAAAGACTCAGACTACGCAGGGAGAATGAATGTAGCCTCTAGGGCTATAGAGCCATTAGCAGGAGGTGCAGGTGCTATCTTGAAGGAAGCATTGGACGGAATGCAGATAGCCATGAACTTAGTAGAAGAGATAACAGGAGTGAACCCCATAACATTGGGTCAGACTCCCTCCTCAGACCAAGGCAAAGGACTAACAGAATACGCCATGGGTTCCACAGACCTCATCTTGGGTCAGATTGTGAAGCCCGTAAACATCCTCAAAGCGGATGTGGCGAGGAATATTTGTTTGAGAATACAACAAGCCGTCCGAGAAAAGCCTCGCTCTAAGAAGCTCTACGGAGCCGTGATAGGCGAAACTAGATTGGAGTTAATAAGGCAAGCAGAGGGTCACGACGTCCGATACGGCATAAGAACTGTTGTTAGACCAACTGATGAGGAGAAGCAGTTCTTGATTGAGCTCATAACCACATCTCTCAAAAACGGCAGAGACGGCAAAGTAGGAATCACGGAGGCAGATGCCATTCGATTCTTCAGTATGATAAAAGCAGGTCATAGTCTAAAGAGAGTGGGATTGCTATTGGACTTCGCAAATCAGAAGGCACAAGAAGAAGCAGAGGCTAGGGCAGCTAGGGCAAGTCAAATGGAAGCACAGCAGAACGAGCAGTACCTGATGCTTAAAGCTCAAGCAGAAGAGCAGGCTATTCAGTCTAAGGCTAGGATAGAGATGCTGGTAGAGGGAGCTAAGGCAAGGAATGAGGCTCTCTTGAAGGCTTACGAGAGGGGAGACATCTCCTTCGATGACTTAATGAACAGACTAGCAGGAGGAGACCCTCAAGCCATGCAAGGACAACAGGGTATGCCTCCTCAGCAAGGAATGGCTCCTGAAGGGGCGGCACCAATGGGGGGAATGCCCATGGAACAGCCAATGATGGCACCTACGATGTAGGGTTCTTTTTTAGCATAAAGAAATAGTATTTATATTTGCAACACAAAACGAGAGACAATGAGTGAATTTGGAGAAATAGTAAAAAAAGCAGTAGAAGAGTCAGGCGGTCAGACTCACGGACAGGTTGACATGGGAGGTACTTTTGATGAACCTACCGACAACCCATTAGTAGCGGAAGGGGCACCAGCTCCAGCAGAGGCACCGAAAGGAACACCCTCAGCACCCGCAGAACTGAGTTTCGACCTTCAAGCTTTCAACAAGAAGTTTTCTAAGGAGTTTGACTCTGAAGAAGCTCTTACAGCCGCAATAGAGAAGGCTCTTAAGTATGACGAGGTTGAGACTAATTACAGTACTCTTTCTCAGAAGTACCAAGAGATTGAATCTCTAGCTAAGAGAAACGTAAACCCTTTAGAGTGGTTTGCGAGTCAGGACGAGTTCATTAAACAGCAGTTCTTAAAAAACAAAGCCAATCAGTTTAGCGAAGACGCATTGAAATCGCTAAGCACATTGACACCGAGTTCTATTGACAAGTTGAATGCGTGGGAAGCGTTGAAATTAGACGTGTTAGTAAGCAATCCCGAGATTGAGGGAGGAGAATCCGCAGTCGCAGAGTTGCTTATGGACAAGTATAACGTAGACGATGAAGATTGGGAGTCTTTTGATGTAAAGGTTAAGAACCTCATTAAAATCGACGCCAAGTCTGCTAAATCTTCCTTAAAAGGGCTTTATGCTGACATCAAAATACCAGAGGTGGTAGACTTTGAGGAAAGCAGCGCAAAGCTCAAGGAAGTGTGGAGTTCTCCGCTGAATGAAATCTCTAAGGGTATCGACAAGATAAAGGTAGCCGAGGGATTAGATTTCATAGTAAGCGAGGACATGAAGGCAGGTTTGGTAGAAGAGGTAATGCAGGAAGTCTTATCCTCCCGGATTAAACCAAGCGAGGAGACCGGAGCTGAGTTAGTAGGCAAGATGCGTTCTAAGATACTTGAGCGCAACATGGATGCAGTTGTAGAGAACCTAAGAAAGTCCATTGAGGAGGAGTACAAGGCGAAATACAGGGGCATGGTTCACAACTCAGAGCCGTTGAACAATGGAACAGGAGAAGGTGCTAGTGATGATATTGCAGGAGCAATAAATTGGCTACTTACTTAATAACTTAAAACATATTTTAAATGGCATATAGAGAGTCAACTACTCAATCAGGATGGGCGAGTAGGTTTATTTCGATTTATGACGTAGCCCTCAAGCCCGAGGCTTACGGAGAATTGGTTCAGCGTTATGGAGATGGGTTCTACATCCTGAACTTTTTGCACTTAGCAGGTCAGACACGCAATGTTTCGACCGAGAATCTGAAGATAATTGAGAAAGGTGTTCCAGAGCGTCCCGTTACCGTTAGCATTGCTGTTAACGCTGTTGCCGGAAGCAAGAATGAGATTACCTTCTCCAATGATGACGACACCACTTACGCACGTGAGAACTTCTCTATTCTCATCCCTAAAGAGTTCACCAACGCTGATTACGACCAAGAACTTATTCTCAAGATTGAGAACGGCGATTGGTTTGGTTATCCTATGAACGGAGACCTCGAAATCACTAGTGAGCTTGATGAGGTAGAAGTAATCATGGGGGCATCTGCTTATGGTTACGGAACCGAAGGCGCAACCCCAATGACTAGTGGTTACTACGAGAGGTTTACCAATGCTCGTATCTTGAAAGATGCAGCAGGGGTAGAAGGAGGTCACGTATTCCGTGGCACTTGGGAAGCTGTAACAGCAGCAAACGGAGCCCGTGGTTCTTTGTCAAAAGAGCTCACCGAAATGGACTTCCGTTTCGACAGTCAGTTGGACTATGCTCTCCTGACTTCACAAGCTAACACCAACC